TCACCTACCATCTCCATATCAGCATCTGGCATCACAACCATGTGGTTCTTAGCACCTCCCATAGCTTGTACTTTTTTACCATATTTAGCTGCTTCACTATAAACGTACTCAGCAATTGGGGTGGACCCTACAAAGCTTACACCACTTATATCTTTATGTTGTAAAATCGCATCTACAGTCTCTTTTCCACCATTCACTAAATTTAAAACTCCTGGTGGTATACCGGCCTCTAAAACAATTTCAGATAACAACCTAGTTGAACTTGGATCTGATTCAGAAGGTTTGAGAATGGTAATCAAATCCTCATTTGACCCAAAGATACAATGGGCGATGCCTGAGGGTGAAGTTCCATTCAAAGCGAATGATGTACCAATGGGAACAGAACATACTGTTCTTGCAATGGAAGCTAAAAAACTATGGCACTTTATTAAAGGTGCAGACCCACAAACACCTCAACATAAAAAAGAAACAATGTTTATACAAATGTTAGAGGGATTATCTTCTGGTGAAGCAGAAGTATTATGTCTCGCAAAAGATAAACAAATTGGTAAGCGTTGGAAGATCACTAAAGCATGTGTAACTGAAGCGTATCCACAAATACAATGGGGTAATCGTTCATGAGTATTACAGTAATACATGAAAAATGTGACCTTGAAAAGCACAACACTATTAAATTACCTTATACTGCATACGTAGTTCAATATGAGATTGAAGGTAATCTTGTACATGATATTGCTATGGCACAGAAAGCAGTAGATATATTTGATCATTACTATGACAAATATAAAAAGGAATTCAAATGGTTGAAACAATCTAAGGGTACATTGAGACCTAATCTTTGGAATAACACTGCTAAAACACCACAGAGAAAAAGAAAGAAAAGATCTTCGGCAGACGGAGAATTAAAATGATTATCTTTTCCTTCATACTTTCATTGTTTGCTAATCATCTACCTGTCATGTACGTTCAAGTACCACAGTGGGCAGATGATTGGGCGGTGTGTGCTGTAGATATACCTGATGCTAAGTGTCATTGGTATGTTGTATCACCTGATAATACATTTGGTGAAGGATTTGATTGGGAAAGTGCTCCTTGGTTTGATGCCAATGGTCTCAGTGATGTAGCACCTATGCAAGCAAAAACTGTTGTTGAAAAACTACAAGAAAATAATTAATGGCAACTTTGATTTCTAATATGCCCGCAGAAGAAGTGTGGGTTAGAAAAGAATACCTTACTGATTTTAAGTCTGGTCATGGTGAATTTACAAGAGGTGTTTGGGTATCATGTAAGTCAATGCCTGGTAGGGCATTTTATTTTGAGACATACTTACCAGAGTATGCAGCAATCTATGATAAGTTACCTATCAGTGCATTTGTAAGTGAACCTAAGACACCTGATCCAGATATGGATCTACCTAACCTACAGTTCTGGAACTGTATGGACTATGGTGTTACAACTATATGCAAACAGTTCATAGGTTCTATGGATTATGAATTGTACACTAGAGATTTTGGATCACAGTTAGGAAAGTATATTATCACAATAGATAATTACCATGATGAACCTGATACACCTGACTACAGTACAGCAGAAACACCTTCGGAACATAAGAGTCACAATCTCATACAACTAAATAACGGTCAGTTTGCGTTGTATCCTAACAATAGGATGAGAATATATGATAATTCATTGACTCCTAAGCAACCTAAGATGCCTGACTTTAAAGTATCCACCAAGATTTTTAGTGTAGAGCGTGGTCACATGGAGAGATATGGTGACACAGATGATTACCATTACGGTTTACCCAAAGAATTGTAACAGTCGCTACACATTAAGTTGCATATATAATATAATTGTGTTAATATAAACACATCGTTCATCCCATGCCATTTCTTATTTACCTATCTTTATTGGCATCACACGAACCAGTCCATTGGACTATTAAATGTGAGCAGTGGACAGAACTCGCTGTTGAAGTTATGCAAGATGAATATCTTGATGACAGAAGCAAGTCAGATCTGATCAACTACTTTGCTACAAAGGTAGAGGAAGAATGTGATGCATTGGGACGCAAGTAAGCCGACACGGAACGGGTTCGTTCATCCCTAACGGGACGCAAATGCCGACTGAAGGAACGGATGTCAAAGTCCAATTACTTTAGGAGAAAACCGATGGCACAAGTCACATATAGAGGAGTTCAGTATAATACTGAAACTCGTGTACAACATCAAAAGCAACAAGAACCTCAGCAAAAACAATTAGTTTATAGAGGTCTTAAAGTTAAAAACAAGGAGGAAGTATGCAAGTAATCGCAGAAATTTCTCTAGCAATGGTAGTTGTTTTATCTTTAATATATGGAGAGGTAATACTTCTTCAACTGAATAGAGGATAGACCGATGCTAAAAATCCATTTTAGCTGGGGTCAAACGGATTTACCAGAGTATGATCCTGAGAAACACGCTCCCGACAAAGTATTTGCAATGCTATGTTACAGGGGTATCCATTACGCTAAATGGGTTTATTTAGAACCATTCCACATAAATCACTGGAATCTGTTTAATCCCAGACAAACAGAGAAATAAAAGAAGAGGGGTTGACCCCCTCTTTTTTTATGGTATAATAATTATACTACTCACATAAATATGGATAGAGGGAAGTTAAAAAACATCGTTAAGAGTTTACAATCTCTGCTAGATGTGTTAGAATCTGAGGTATACTCTGACGTAGATGCATACCGCACTAACGGAAACAATTCCACTTATACAGGAGATGACGACGATGGATACCCAGATTGATTATTCAGATGACATGATGCGTCGTAGAAGAGACGCTGTATTATCATTGAAAGAATTTGGTTTTGGAAGAAATCTGTATGAATTTTGTGCAGACTGGGTGCTAAATCATGACTCAACCTCAGGAATTAAAGAAGCATTCATGGAGTATGAGACTCAAAGAACAAATCAAATTAATTAAATCAGCACTTAAACAAGATGCATTATATTCTGATGTAGAATTACACTACATGAAGAAGCAACTTAACAATGCAAAGCATGAACTTAAACTTAAAAAACTAAGGAGAAAAAAAGGATTTAATGAACTCAGTGAAACTAGTAACGGTAACACCAGAAGCAGAGAAGACGATGGGTTACGTGGCACGAGTGAGCAACCCGAACAACCAAGAAAATCCTAAGGTTGCAGGACTCCTTAAATATTGTATCAATCATCAGCATTGGTCTGTCTTTGAACAAGCTCATATGACATTGGAGATTGAAACTACAAGAGCAATAGCAGCTCAAATCTTAAGACATAGATCATTTACTTTTCAAGAATTTTCACAGAGATATGCTGACAGTTCTATGCTGTCAACTAATGTTCCTATGTTTGATCTACGTCGTCAAGATGATAAGAACAGACAGAATAGTATTGATGATGTTGATCCTTTTTTAAGACAAGAACTTGAGATTGCTATTGAAAAGTATTTTAATGAAGGCATGGACATTTACAGACACATGCTTGACATGGGTATTGCAAAAGAGTGTGCTAGAATGGTGCTACCTTTAGCAACACCTACCAGAATTTACATGACGGGATCATGTCGTTCTTGGATCCACTATATAGATCTACGTAGTGCTCATGGCACTCAAAAAGAACACATGGACATCGCCAACGATGCGAAGCGTGTATTCTGTGAACAATTTCCTATTTGTGCTGAAGCTTTGGAGTGGAACTAATGCCAACATACCCAGTAATTAATTTAAAAACTAAAGAGAAACAAGAACTTTCCATGACCATGAAAGAATATGATCAATGGAGAAAAGACAATCCCGATTGGGATAAAGATTGGCAAGCAGGAGTTGCTTCTGCTGGTGAGGTAGGAGAGTGGAGAGACAAGATGGCAAAGACACATCCTGGTTGGACGGACATCATGAAGAATAAAGTTCTTCCCAAAGCAGAATATGTAAACAACAAAACTATCACTGAGAAATACAGATACTAATATGCCAGTAAAAAAGAAAACTAAATCGCCTGGTCAAGGTATGACTGCGAAGCAAATGAAGCGTCGCAAACCTATCAGTGCAG